GGCGACACCTGCGATTCACTGAGCGCCTAGGCCATCAAGGAGGCCAAGCACGACCGCAGCTACCTCAACGGCATCAAGAAGGAGATCGACGAGCGCCGCAAGGCCGTGAAGCGCGAGTACAACAAGCCGCTCGACGCATTCGAGAGGCGCTGCAAGCAGATCACGGCCATCATCGACGAGTCAACCGACGCCATCAAGGCGCAGCTCGACGAGGCCGAGCAGACGCGCAAGGACGCGCTCTACTCACGCCTACAGCAGCACTACGAGGAGTTCGCGGGGCTGCTCGCGCCGGTCGTCCCCTACGAGCGCCTGCATGAGCCGCAGTGGCTCAACAAGACCTTCGGCGAGATCAAGGCGCAGCAGGCGCTTGAGGCAAAGGTATCCGACGTGGCCCGAGACTGGGAAACGCTCAAGGCCCAGCAGGAGGCGATGCCGCACTACGCCGACGCGGAGCGCGAGTTCTTCCGCACGCTCGACCTCGGAGCCGCCTTGAACGCAGCGCGTTTGGCCGACGAGGAGGACCAGCGCATCGCCGAGCTGAAGGCGGCCATGGCGCCAGAGCCAGAACCGGAACCGATGCCGGAACCAGAGCCTGAGCCGATCGAGATCCCCGAGCCTGAGCCGATGCCCGCGCCAGCGCCAATGCCCGCCCCCATGCCGGCGCCCATGCCAGCACCGGTCGCGGAGCCCTTGGAGGCGTGGACGGTCGAGGTGCCGAGCGCCACGCGATCGCAGATGCAGGCGCTCGCATCCCTGCTCAAGGCGCAGGGAATCACCGGAAGCATCCGCCGGGGCACGCCAGCCCAGGTGGCAGCGAGGATGGAGTAGACGATGGCAGAAGACAAGCACATGACGCTGGCCGAGGCCGTGGCCCAGGTGCAGCGATCCGTGGTGGTGCCCAAGGCACGCTACAACGCCCACGGCAACTTCTACTACCGCTCGATGGAGGACATCGTGGCGGCGCTCAAGGAGCCGTGCAAGGATGCGGGCATAGCCTTCACGCTCAACGACAGCATCATGCAGATCGGCGAGCGCTACTACGTCGAGGCCACGTGCCGCCTGTTCTTCGAGGACGGCCACGGCGATCCCATGGACGTGACGGCCTACGCCCGAGAGCCTTTGAGCCAGAAGGGCATGAACGAGGCGCAGGTCACGGGCAGCGCATCCAGCTACGCGCGAAAGTACGCGCTCTGCGGCGCGTTCGACATCGACGGCACCTCAGACCCCGACACGCTCATGGGAACCGAGAAGCCCGCCGAGAAGGAGCCGCCCGAGTTCGGCCAGTTCATCGCCAAGTGCAAGAGCTGCGGCACCTCCTACGTCTTCGAGAGCCGTCAGCAGTACGAGCAGTTCAAGGCCAACCCAGGGTGCTGCCCGTCCCCCACGTGGCAGGGCGTGTAGGCCATGCAAGACCTCTACGCCGAGCGCATGCAGCTCTTCGACAGGCTCATGGACGAGCTTCAGGCGCTGCGCAACAGCGGAAGCCAGTACGCCGAGAACGAGGCCGAGTACCGCAAGGCGCTGCGCGTCGCGATCCTTGAGGAGCGATCCAAGGGAACGCCCGTGACGGTGATAAGCGACCTCTGCCGAGGCCGGGAGGACATAGCCGAGCTGAAGCAGCGCAGGGACTGCTCCGAAGCGCTCTACAAGGCGAGCCAAGAGGCGATAAACGTGTACAAGCTCAAGATCCGAACCGTCGACGAGGACATAAAGCGCACCTGGTCCAACGGGACGGGCGAAGGGAGTTACTAAATGTCGATCAACCGAGTGAACATCAGCGGGAACCTCACGCGCGACCCCGAGCTGCGGGCTACCCAGGGCGGAATGCAGGTTCTTGGCTTCGGCGTGGCGGTCAACGACCGCCGCCGCAACCAGCAAACCGGCGAGTGGGAGGACTACCCGAACTTCGTGGACTGCACGATGTTCGGCAACCGTGCCGAGAGCATGGGCCGCATCCTGCACAAGGGCATGAAGGTGGCCATCGAGGGCAAGCTGCGCTATTCGAGCTGGGACAAGGACGGCCAGCGCCGATCCAAGCTTGAGGTGATCGTGGACGAGATCGAGCTCATGAGCCAGAAGCAGGGCCAGCAAGCGCCGCAGGGCTACCAGCAGCAGTACGCGCCGCAGCCAGCCCCGCAGGCGGCACCCCAGCAGTGGAACGCGCAGCAGGCCTACCAGCAAGCCCCGGCGGCACCGCAGGGCTACCAGCAGGCACCCGCCCAGTACGCGCCGCAGCCAGCCCCGCAGGCGGCACCCCAGCAAGCACCCATGCCGCCCGCCCAGGAAAGCCTGTACGACGGCGACATCCCGTTTTAGGGGTGATGGCGGCGTGCAAGTCCTGGACTCGCTCATCGACGGGCCGCTTAGGCTTCGCAACCGCAGGGAGGGCGACGAGCTTATAGGCATGATCGTCCGATACCTGCGCACGGGCGAGGAACCCGAGCCGCGCACCGACACCCAGGAAGCGGTGCTAACGGCCATACGGCCCGTCATGGAAACCTCCCGCTCGCGCATCGTGGCGGGAGGCAACGGCGGCAAATCGTCAAGCAACGACGCAAGCAAAGCCGAAAGCAAACGGCCAAGCAAAACGGGAAGCAAACCGCAAAGCAAAAGCGGAAGCAAAACGTCAAGCGAGCTGGCAAGCAAAGCCGAAAGCAAACGGCCAAGCGAAGAGGAAGAGGAAGTAGGAAGAGGAATTAAGGAAGAGGGAAAAGCGAGTGCGGCGCGTTTCCGCGCCCCCTCTCCCGAAGAGGTAGCCGAGTACGCAGCCGCCTATGCGGCGTCCAAGGGCATCGACCTCGCCTCGACCGACTTCGACCCAGAGCGGTTCGTCGACTTCTACGCCCAGAAGGGCTGGATGGTCGGCAAATCGCGAATGAAGGATTGGAAGGCCTCCGTGCGCAACTGGGTGCGTACCTCGAAGCCAAAAAACGGCATGGCAAAGGAGGTGCCAGACGATGGATTTTCGGCCTACGACTGAGTGCCCGCACTGCGGCGCGACCCTCAAGGCCCGCACCACGCGGCTCGCTGGGCGGACGCTGTTCTGCGGCTACGAGCAGTGCGGCTGCGCAGGCGCCGAGGCCGAGCGCGAGAAGGAGCGCCAGGCCGAGGCCGAGGCGGCTCGCAAGGCTGCGCTCGACAGAGCCATGCACGACTGGAAGCGGGCGGGCGTGCCCGATCGCTACATGAGCCTCGACCACCCGTTGGCTGCGGAGATCGCCGAGTGCATGAAGCGCGGCCAGTGGGTGTACCTCTGGGGAGACGTCGGAACTCACAAGACCACCTGCGCCGCAGCCGTGGCGAAGCGCCTGGCCGGCGGCAAGCGGTCGGTGCTCATGGCGCCGATGTACCGCATCCTCGACGAGATTCAGCGCAGCTTCCACGACGGCGGCGACCCGCTCAAGCGCTACGCCGAGGTGCGCTACCTGATCGTGGACGACCTGGGCAAGCGCAGGCCGACGGGCTTCGTGCTCGACAGCCTGTTCAGCCTGATCGACCAGCGCTACTCGGCGATGCTTCCCACGCTGGTGACCACACAGTACAAGCCGAGCGACCTCGTGCGCAGGCTTGCCGAGCAGGGAGACCCCGACACCGCGAAGGCAATAGTATCGCGGCTGAGGGGCGGCGCCAGGGTCGTGCACTTCGATGGCCCGGACGGGAGGCTGCAATGATCCTCGATGCGGGGGTGCTTCGCGGCTACCCCAAGGAGCGAGCCGAGCTTTACGGCAAGCCTCACCTGGGGGCGCACTACACCCACGGAAAGGTCTACGAGGCGCTTTCGCCCCGGTGCTGCGTCTGCGGCAGGCGCGCAGGAAGCGTGCACCACGTGGCGCACCGGTCTTGGGGCGAGACGTTCCGCTTGGTCACGCCGTGCGGCGCCTGGGACTTGCGAAGCCCGCTGTTCTGCCTCTGCGGCAGCGGGACGACCGGGTGCCACGACAAGTTCCACGGCGGGGCGCGGCTCAAGGCCGAGTGGCGCTGGCGACATCCGGTCTACGAGGAGGCCTGGTGGACTGGCCAGCTGTTGCAGGTCTACGAGCCGCACGACCCCGGGCTTTACGAATACGGATATTGGCTGATCACAGACCGTGACGGCAACGAGATGATACGTGAAGGGATGTAACCCATGGAGATCAAGACATGCGAGCAGTACGTGCTCGATCAGCTGGAGCAGGCGCGGGCGGAGCGCGATTGGCTGCGCGGCAAGCTTGAGCAGGCGCAGGACGAGGCAGAGGAGCTGCGCGGCAAGCTCATGGAGCGCGGCGAGCGCGATGCCTCGAAGGTCGAGCAGGCCATCCGCAAGGAGGGCCGCCGTAAGCTCTACCGCGACGGCAGCGGCTAACGCACGAGCGTGGACGACGGCGGCAAGCTCATTCCGTTCTCTGACTGGTGCATCGAGCACGTCGGCTACTCAAGCCTGCGCTGCGGCATGACCAAGAGCGAGTTCATCGCCTACTTCGAGTCTGAGTTCCGAGAGGAGTACGACGATCTGGTCAACGAGTGGAAGGCGGAGCAGGAATGATACGCATTTACGAGCGCTCGCTTTGCCAGAGCTACGCCGGTGCCTACAGGGCTGGTATCAAGATCGGCGAGGCCGAGACGCGCGAGGACGCGCTGAAGCAGGTCGAGGCCATGACCGAGGACAGCTACCAGTGCTTCGCCGTCGACGATGACGGCACGTGCATCGACCTGACGGGCACGTTCCCTGGATGCCTTGCGGGGGTGGTGAAATGAGCTGTTACATCATCGAACTGGCCGATTGCGCACTGACACCGTACGCAATCGAAACGGAGAGTGGCACGGAATACGGATGGGGCTTGATGCCGAAGAGGAAGGTTGACCTCGACGAGCTTTTGAGGGTCGCCGACGAGTGCGACGCAGCCGACGTGGACGGCGTGACCGACTGGGCTGCGCGAATCAGGAAGGCGGTGGGCGAATGAGCGCCAAAACAACCGAGCTGAAGCCGTGCCCGTTCTGCGGAAGCGGGAACGTGCGCTATAAGGAAGCCGAGCACGCCGTCGTATGCGCACGCTGCAAGGCCAGGGGAAGCATCGCTCCGGACGAAGAGATGGCTATACGCATGTGGGACGAGCGAGCGGGCGAACTGAAGCCCGACAGCTGGGAGAAGCTGGAAGAGGACGTGAATCTCGGCTGCCGCGATTATTGCGAGAAATATCGTCTCGAAGAATGCGATTACAACATGCGCGTGCACATGCTCGACCGCGCCAAGAAGCTCGCGGGCATCGAAGATGAGGCGCAGCGATGAGCAAGCGAAGAGGAACGAGGCACCTACGATGAAGCTCAAAAACCCGATCAGGGAGATCAGGAAGGCCATGACACCGCCGTGCACCCAATGCGTGCACTCGCGCTTCAAGGCCTTCAACAGCGTGACCATCTTGTGCGACAGTGGGGCATACCTCGACCACGTGGAGCGCACGTGCTGCGAGCGCTACGACAATTTCGTTGCAATAGACGTGCGCGGAACCAGGTGGTGTCGATTTGAGCAGAAACCGCCGAAGGCCGAGGACGGTGACGAGTCATGAAGACCATCGAGGCGCCGAAAATTATCGAGCCGTGGCGCATCATCTGCGCGGCTCAAAGCGAGCCTGATTACAGCGAAGAGCGCTACATGTTGATCTACGCCGGCGATGGAATCAACGACTATTACGACAAAGGCTATATCTTGCTGGAGGGCTGGCACTGCTCCTGCTACGACTGGCCCGAGGTCGATTGGGACGCCACCTATTACGAGGAAGACGAGCTGCTGAAGATTGCCGACATGCGCAAGCGCAACCCGTCGGACAGCGCCGAGCGCCGCTTCTTCATGCTCGTCGAGCAAGCATTGGGGGCGCATCAATGAAGTACGTCTCGCTTTTCAGCGGCATAGAGGCCGCGACAGCGGCGTGGGAACCGCTTGGTTGGGAGCCTGTGTGCTTCGCCGAGTTCGACGAGTTCCCCAGCGCCGTTTTGGCCGAGCGGTACCCCGAGGTGCCGAATATCGGCGACGTTACCAAGATGAACTGGAAGAAGTACCGCGGCAAGGTGGATCTGGTGGTTGGCGGAAGCCCGTGCCAGTCCTTCTCGATCGCGGGCAAACGGGAGGGGTTGCAAGGTGAGTCAGGGCTCATGTTCGAGTACATTCGGGCGGTACGTGAGATACGTCCTCGATGGTTTCTTTGGGAAAACGTCCCGGGAGCGCTCTCAAGCGAGAATGGGGAGGCTTTCCGACAGCTCCTGTCCGAAATGGACAAGCTCGGGTACGGCCTGGCGTGGCGCATACTCGATGCGCAGTTCTTCGGAGTGGCCCAAAGACGCCGCCGTCTCTTTCTTGTCGGACATCTTGGAGCCTGCCCCCCCCATCGGCGTACTCATTGAGCCGGAGAGCATGCGAGGGAATCTTGAATCGAGCGCGGAAAAGAGGGCGAGCCTTGCCGCAGAAGCTGGAAGAAGCCCTCGCAGCGCAGGCTTCAAGTGGCATCAGGGAACAGGTGCAGGTGGAATAGGCGCGGAGCCTGAGCAGTCTCCCACGCTCACCGCCGATTGGCACAACCCCGCCGTCTACCCCATCGACGAGCCGATAACGATGGCCGACCTCAACGCCAACACGGCGATCGGATACGACATGGTTGGCATGCTCAAGGTTGGCGGCGACGCGCCGTCGGTGTGCCCGTGAGCGCCTGCACGCTGCTCGTCCGCTGCGGATGCGCGGGGGGGGCAAAGGAGCGCTGGTGAGCGACGAAGTGTCGCTCACCCTCTCTACCAGCAACACTCAGACGCTTTTCAGCGAGGAAGGAGGAGGCATGGTTGTGCGAAGGCTCACGCCGCGCGAGTGCGAGCGCCTTCAGGGATTCCCCGACGATTGGACGAAGATACCCTATCGCGGCAAGCCCGCAGAGGAGTGCCCGGACGGCCCGCGATACAAGGCGATTGGCAACAGCATGGCCGTCCCCGTGATGCGGTGGATCGGCGAGAGAATCGCCATGGCCGAGGCGGGTGAGATCGCATGAGCTGCGACCCGTATAAATGGACGTGCGCGAGGTGCGGCAAAACGCACTGCAACCCGTTTTTCACGTGCTACCCGCGCGAATTTTGGAAGGACAACAAGAAGCGTGTCGGCGAGGTCTGCGAAAAGTGCCGCGACGAAATCGACTATAGCAACGTGCGAGAGGAGCAGAAATGAAGAAGGCGATGATCGTCCAGCCCATGAACGGGCTTGGCGAGGAGCAGATACTTGAGGCCCGCGCGAAGGCGGTCGCAGAGCTTGAGCGGCGCGGATACGAGGTCGTGGACACGTACTTCAAGGACGGCCTCGCGGTGCCGCCCAAGGTGGTGAACGTGCCGCTGTACTACCTGAGCCAAAGCCTTGGCAAGATGGCCGAGTGCGACGCCGTGTACCTATGCGATGGCTGGGAGAACGCACGGGGCTGCAAGGTCGAGCGCGCCGCAGCTGTGGCCTACGACCTTGAGCTCATCGGGTACGACCTACCGTGCCGTGGTGATGCCTCGTGAGCATGGCCTACTACGAGCCGGGCAGCGGGCGGAACCTGCCGCCCGGCTGCTTCGATGGAGACCCGAACGCGCCGTGGAACCAGGAGGAGCCGGAGCTGTGCTGCGAGTGCAGGTGGTTCAAGCCCGCCGACGGCGACAACGGCGTGTGCGGCCTTGAGCTTGAGGCGGCTATAGCCAACGAGGAGCTTGCGGGCGCGACGATGGCCGACGCGGCAAACAAGGCCGTCGACTGGGCGCTCGACCATCTGAGGGATGGGGGCGAGATCGCTTGCGAGCACTTCAAGCCCCAGCCGCCTTGGCCGTGGCGCTGCTGCTGGCGGTGCTGGCCCTTGAGTTCTATGTGATCCGCATGCTGGCGGCGGGGCTGGTGGTTCTGGCCCTGCTCGCCTGCGGGTAGGAGGTGGCAGATTGACAAACTGGGAACGCTACTTCGGTTCGCCCGAGGCCGCCATGCGCATGGGTGTGCGCATGATGACGTGGCCGCTGCTCATAGTCGTGGACGAGGTCGACCCGCACACGAGGTGCGCGAAGCACTCGCGCCGCGTCGGCGAGTTCGCGTCCTTCGAGGAGTACGCGGCGTGGCTGCATGCCGAATACGACGACGGAACGATAAGGTGGGACGAATGAGCCGCCCGGGATGCAACCGGGGATGCCTGCTCATAATAGCGGCATCCCTGCTAATAGACGGATTGACGCTGTGGGCGGCGGTATCGCTGGCCCGCATGATCATTGGAGGATGACATGGGATACAAGAAGTTAATGGATGCAGCCGGCGCTGTCGTGTCCATGCTCGTGATGCTCTTCCTGGTGCTGCTCGTGTGCTACGGCATCGTGTGGTGCATCGGCGGGATAGCGGCGATGCTGGCATGAGCGGCAACCCGCGCAACCGCAACGGCAACGCAAGGCGCAAGCTGAGAGCGAGGCTGAGGGCAGAGGGAAGGCCGTGCCACATATGCGGCCAGCCGATAGACTACAGCCTGCCGAGCGGCGACCCGTGGAGCTTCGAGGTGGACGAGCTGCTGCCCGTGTCGAGGGGAGGCAGCCCGCTGGACTACTCCAACGTGGATGCAGCCCACAGGATTTGCAACCAGCGGCGCGGCAACAGGATGCCGGGCGACGCCAAGCAGTACCAGATACGCCGCACGCGGCTGTTCTGAGGGAAAACATAGCAATGCACCAATAGGGGCGCGGTCGTTTCGGCGGTCGCGCCCTTTCTTTTGGCCCCAAGCGCCGAAGCCGCCGAAAAGAGGCGGGGCGGTCGCCCCTCCCCCGGGTCGGAAGGCCACTCCGGCCGCCTAGGGCCGATTTCCCCCCGCCCGTTCCGAACGATTTCGCTATCTCACGCCGCCATTACGATTCCCCGCGAAGAAGGAGGGAATCATGGCCGAGAACATCGAGATGCCGCCGGAAGTGGCTAGCGACCCCGTGCAAGCCGCCATCTGGGAGCAGCTGACCGCGAGGCGCACGTTCGCGCAGGAGGATGCGCCGACGCTGGCGCTGCTCTGCTACTGGCACGCCGTGGCGAACCAGGCACGCGAGGCCATGGCCCTCGAGGGCAACGAGATCGAAATACTCGACGCCACCGCATACAAGCCGATCAGGGGCAAGGGCGGCAAGCGGCTCAAGATGATGCGCAAGAATCCGGCGCTGACCGTGCTGAAGGAGGCCAGCACCGAGATCAGGGCGCTGTCGGACCAGCTCGGCCTGTCCAAGTCGGCCCGCAACGTCACGGTGCAGCAGGCGCGACCCGCGAGCGCCCACGGCAAGCTGCTCACGCTCATGTTCGATGATCGCAAGGCGCGTGCCAAGGCGGCAGGCGCGTGATGCAGGCGAGGCAGACCCCGACATACGAGGCGAACATCCCGGAAAGGCTCGACGGGGACGGCCCCATGGCGGCAGAACTGGCCTCCGCGTCCTTCGGCGACCCGCCGTGGCAGCCGCACCTGCTCGACGCCATGCTCGCCCGCGATGGACGCGACAAGTATCTGCTGCGCTCGATCGGCATATCCATCCCGCGACAGAACGGCAAGAGCTGGGACGTTCGCGCCCGCTGCTTCCACGGCGCCCTCAACGGCGAGAAGATTCTGTACACATGCCAGCACGGCGACACCTCAGACCAGATGTTCCAGGAGCTTTCAAGGCCATTCGAGGACGAGGACGAGCCTGAGCTTAACGCCCTGCTGCTCGCCGTGCGCAAGACCAACGGCCAGCAGGCCATCAAGCTCAAGAACGGCGGCCTTATCCGCTTCACCACGCGCACCGACTCGCTGGCGCGAGGCAAGACCTACGACGTGCTCATTTACGACGAAGCACAGGAGCTTACGGCCAAGCAGCAGGCGGCTTCTCTGCCCGCCATCTCGGCAGGGTCGAAGCACAACCCGCAGACGATCTACCTGGGCACGCCGCCAGGCCCCGACAACGTTGGCACGGTGTTCCGCGACCTCCACGAGGACGTTCACAACGGCAGGTCTGAGATGGGATGGATCGAGTGGGGCGCTACAGAGATCGGCGACGTGCACGACGAGTCGCGATGGTTCGAGTACAACCCGTCTCTCGGCACAATCCTCGACATAGAGGCCGTACGCGGCGAGTCCGAGCAGATGCAGCCCGACGTCTTCGCGCGTGAGCGCCTTGGCTGGTGGAGCCCAATCGGAGGAGCCGACTCATACGCGCTTTCGAGCGCCAAGTGGAAGGCGTGCGAGGCGGCGGGGCCGATGCAGGAAGGCAAGCTCGCGTTCGGCGTGAAGTTCTCGCCCGACGGGTCGCGCGTTGCCGTGTCCTGGGCGAAGGCAGAGCGCGGTGCCGGCTCCTACGTCGAGCTTTACGACCTCATGGGCGCTGAGGGCGGCACTGTCGGCATATCCGACATGCTGCTGCGCAACCGCGAGGAGATCGCGTGCGTCTGCATCGACGGAAAGAGCGGAGCGGACGCGCTGAAGCAGCGACTTCTGGACGGCAGGATGCCGAAGTCGGCGATCGTCATGGGCAGCACCGCGATCGTGCAGGCCGCCGCGACGATGCTGGCCGACGAGGTCAACGCCGGGACGACGAGCCACATCGAATCGCCCGCGTTGGACGATTCCGCAACGAAGTCGATCAAGCGCGACATCGGGCGCGACGGCTGGGGCTTCGGCGACGGCCCCGACTCTTCGTCAGCGCCGATCGAGAGCGCATCGCTGGCCCTATGGGCGGCGAGGACAACCAAGAGAGACCCGAGACGTAAACAGGAGGCAAGCTTCTGATGGCAGCAGTGAACATGGAACTGGCCGGACAGGTCGCGGCGGCGGAAGGCCTGCGACACGAGGACAAGGCGCTCGTGCGCGAGCTTATGGACACGTGGCGCACCCACCGATCCCGCAACATGTTGCGGGAGGACTACTACCTCGGACACGTCGGCGTCAAAGACCTAGGCATCGCCATGCCGAAAGCCCTCGCCAAGAAGATCAACCCGCGCGTTGACTGGCCCAAGAAGGCGGTGCACGCCCTGGCAGATCGCTCGGTGTTCAACGGCTTCACTGCCGACGACGATGCCGTTACCATGCGGCTGCGCGACATATGTGCCGACAACCAGCTCGAAGCTCTCTACCGCAAGAACCTTATCGGTGAGCTGAAGCACTGCTGCGGCTTCTGGACTGTCACGGACGGCGGAAAAGCCAATCATCTCCGCGTACCCGGCAACCGCAGCGGCGGCAATCTGGGATGACGCGCAGAAGCGCATCAAGGCCGGTCTCGTTGTGGCCGAGTCGAAGAAGATGCCAGGTGACACCGAGCGCGTGCCGACCGTCGTGCACCTGCTCACAGAAGACGCGCTGGTGGTGCTTACGCGCGGCAGCGGCCACTGGGTGGCCGACTACATGGAGCATGGCATGGGTCGCTGTCTCATGGAGCCTATGCCCTACGATGCCACGCTTGAGCGACCGTTCGGCTCCTCGCGCATCAGCCGTTCGGTCATGAGCATCACAGACGACGCCATACGCCAACGCGCCCGCATGGAGGTGGCGTCTGAGGCCGCGACGCTGCCGCAGACCTGGCTGCTCGGCACATACAAGAAGATGATCAACGGGCAGAACAAGTACGACGCGTCGATGGGGGCGGTCAACGAGATCACCAAAGACCCTGACGGAGACTCGCCGACCGTGTGGCAGTCGGCCCAGTTGCAGATGGCGCCGCTCACCGAGTACCTGCGCCAGCTAGCATGCCAAATGTCGGCGGTCACCAATGTTCCGGTGTCTTTCTTCGGCGTGAGCAACGACAACCCATCCTCTTCGGATGCCATCGCTGCATCGCTCGAACCGCTCGTGATCGATGCGAAGAACCTCAACCGCGAGAATGGCAACGCTTTGCGCAACGTGGCCTACATGGCGCTCGCTGTGGCGAACGGCACGGATTACGAGACCGAGCGCGATGCCGGCTACAACCTCAACCCGCGCTTCATGTCCCCGGCCTACCCGTCAATCGTGAGCCTGTCCGACGCCGCATTGAAGCAGTTGCAGGGTCTGCCGAAGCTCGCCAACTCCGACGTGATGCTCGAAATGCTCGACTACACAGACGAGCAGATCCAGCGCATCAACAGCGACAACAAGAAGGCACAGGCGAGCGCTGCCGTGGCCTCGCTGTTCGAGCCGAAGGAGGGCGAGGATGGCGGAGATACCTCGCAGCCTGCTTAACGAGCTTACGGACGAGATCAACGCGCTATCTGGAATGGCGCAGCGCCAAGCCGGCGACGCGCTCACCCGCTTGGTGGCCGACTGGGAGGCGAGCGGGAACGGCGACATAGCGGCGCTGCGAGAGGCGGCCTACGAGGTGATCGAGACGGCTTGCGGCTACTACGCCGACACCGTTGCGGCTGGCCGCGCCGCCGAGTTCTACGACGCCGTGCGCAAGGCGCAGGAAGCGCCCGGAAAGTACGCCGCCGTCGCCGAGTCGCTGCGCGACCCCCAGGCGACGTACGGCTCGGTGAAGGCGTTCATGGCAAGCGTGGTGAAGCAGGGAGCCACCGACATGTTCGTTGCCGCGTGCGTTCGCCGCCTCGACGCAGAGATCCGCAAGGCCGCGAACATGTGCGTGGCGCACAACGTCTCCAAAGACCCGGCGAAACCGAGGTACGCACGCGTGCCGTCTGGCGAGACGTGCGGTTTCTGCCTCATGCTCTCCTCGTTCGGCTTCAACTACAAGACAAAGGAGGCCGCAAGCCACTCGCACCCAAAGTGCGACTGCCGCGTCGTGCCGAGCTTCGGCAAGGGATCAAAGGTCAAGGGCTACGACCCCGACGGCATGTACGACAGGTTCAACGAGTGCCTTGACACATTGGGCGGTCGCAACGGGCTGTGGGCGGAATGGGACGCCATGCCCGACGCGGAGCGAGAGGCGTACATCAAGGCCCACGGAAACAAGGCCGGCAAGGCTTTCGACAAGTACGTGAACAAGCGCATGGTCGAGGAGATCGAACTGCGCGATCCGAAGTGGTACGCATCGGGAGAACATTCCGGCATCGAGTTTACGGACTCCGCCGTGAAAGGCGAGAAGCTAAAGCGCTGGAAGAAAGACCCCGGCGAAAGAATTACCGCCGAGAAGTTGAACGCGCTTGGCTATAAGGCGGAGTTCTGGGAAGACGAATCGCATCTGACAGCACCGAACTCCGATGGGAAGACAACGATTAGCCGAGCGGATTTATCAACGGGTATCGAAATCAAGACGATCTACGGAGCTGGGTCTGAGAACACGTTCAAGTCTCACATCAAGTCAATACCCGGCAAGAATGGCGTGAAGCTCACCGTCGTCGACGTGAGCGAGAACGAAAAGGTGACGGACGAGCAGGCGATAAAGTGGATCAGCAAGTACATGGCCCGCTATCACATCAGCGAGGTCAGGATGCTCGGGCACGATGGGAAACTCCTGCGAATAAAGAAATAGCCAGCGGCTGCATGTCTCTATAGGTGAGTCAAACAACCCGCTGGCTAACCAGATTATAACCGCAAAAAACAGCAAGGGCCACCTACAGGTGGCCTTTTTCATGCCGAATCTCACGCTCATAAGAAACTGTCGCGGACGGGCCGCACGGCCCAACTGATGACCGTTGAGCAGCCGCACGGCAGCTCAGGCGTGCCGCACGGCACGGGAAAGGACGCGACATGGCAGAAGCAAACGAACCCACGCAAGTGCCGGGAGCAGAAGGCGGAGATGGCGCCAACCAGGAGCCGCCCGTCGACTACAAGGCGCTGTACGAGGCCGAGAAGAAGCACTCGCGCGAGTGGGAGAAGAAGGCGAAGGCCAACAGAACCGCAGCAGCGGCGCTTGAGGAGGCCAACAACGCGAACAAGACCGCCGAAGACCAGATCGCCGACCTCAAGAAGAGGCTCGACGACAAGGAGAAGGAAGAGAAGCGGTCGAAGATCGCGGCCAAGGTCGCGCAGGAGAAGGGCGTGCCGGCGAGCCTGATCGTCGGCGACGACGAGGAAAGCATGTCCAAGTGGGCAGACGACATGCTCGCCGCGTTCAAAAAGCCGCCCGCGCCCAAGGTCGAGAAGCCAGGAAGCTTCCCGAAGCCGAGCGACGGCGACAAATCTGAGCTGCGCGACTTCACGCGCCAGCTCCTCGGTAACAACTAGAGACAAGTAAGGAGCCGAAATGGCTAACGACACCAGCAAGGTCAAGCTCCCGCACAAGGTAGTGACCTCCATCATCAACAAGGCAAAGGACACCTCCACCATCGCGGCGCTGTCCCCCAGCACCCCGCAGACGTTCTCCGACACCACCTACATCGTGTTCAACCCGACAACCGAGGCCGAGGTAGTTGCGGAGGGCGCGAAGAAGAGCGGTTCCGAGGTCTCCACCACGCCGATCGTCGCAAAGCGCGTGAAGGTAGTCACGACCACACGCGTCTCCGACGAGCTGCGCTGGGCCGACGAGGACAACCAGCTTGAGATCGTGACCAACATCATCGCCGACCAGACCGCCGCGATCGGCCGAGCGCTCGACTACGTGGTCTACCACGCCGTGTCCCCCAAGACGGGCACCGCGCTCGATGGCTACACCGCGCTCACCGCAGGGGCCAACGCCGTAACCGCCTCGGCATCCGCAGTCGACGACATCGACGCGCTGGCCGACGCGCTTATCGACTACGACATCAACGGTTTCGCGCTCTCCCGCAAGTTCACCGCAGACCTCCGCAAGCTGCGCATTCCCGCCACCGGCCAGCGCCTCTACCCGGAGATCCCGCTGTCCCTCAACGTCGGCAACATCGACGGCATCCCCGCCGCGACCTCCGGCACCGTCAACGGTCGCCGCTGCAAGATCGACCCGAAGGTGGCGGGCATCATGGGCGACTTCTCCACCATCAAGTGGGGCATGGTGCGCGACATGACCTCCGAGATCATCGAGTACGGCGACCCCGACAACACCGGTCAGGACCTGAAGGGATACAACCAGGTCGCGTACCGCACCGAGGCAGTCCTTGCCTACGCGGTTCTCGACCCCAAGGCCTTCGCCATCCTGAAGACGGCCTAGGGGGCGGTAACCATGGCGAACCTTGTGCAGAAGTTCATCATCGAGGACGCATCCAAGGCATCCCCGATCCTCCCGCAGCACGTCTGCTTCGTGACCGCCGACGGCGAGCCTGTCGGCATCTCCAAACAGGCCGCAAACCCTGGTGCGAACCCGACCATCGCCAAGGTGGTCAAGTGCCTCGTCGACGCTGGCATGATGGCCGCGACCTCCGAGGCATCCGAGCAGAAGGCCGGCGAGGATGCCGCGAAGCCGGTTGACTCCGGCAAGGCCGAAGAGCCTGCCAGCGAGGAGTAGGCGCATGGAGCCGCTAGCGACCATCGAAGACTATAGGGCGAGGTACGGCGACCCGACTGACGAGGCACGCGCCGCGACCCTGCTCTCAGACGCGTCAGACCTGCTCATGAGCGCTTACGAATCAAACGTGGGCGACTACGAGCGCGGCAAGGTAGCCGCCTTCGACCGATCTGCCGCAGCGGTGTGCTGCCTCGTGGTCAACAGGGTCTTGTCTGCGCCAGCAGCTCTGGCGGGTGCCATGCAGTACAGCCAGGGCGCAGGCGGCTACACGGCCAGCGTGTCGTACGGGTCTGCCCTCGGCGAAATGTACCTGGGAAAGACGGAGCTGAAGCGCCTCGGGCTGCTCGACCAGCGCATCGGGGCGCTCCAACCGGTTGGGAGTGATGCCGAATGGGACTCATAAACACCGAATCGGTGACGGTCACAACACCAGTGGTCGACTTCGATTCGCTCGGCGAGCCTATCGAGCGCGGCAGCGTGAACACCGCCATAGAGGGCGTGGTCGTGTGCCCGGGGGCCACGTCGGAACTCGACGCATCGCGCCCCGATGGCACTGAGGTCGCCTACACGCTGTGTTTCCCCAAGAGCTTCACCGCATCGCTCAAGGGGTGCCGCGTGAACGTTCGAGGCACCGAGTACCGCGTCATAGGCGACCCGCAGCGCTACGACCCGGAAAACACCCCAGGCGATTGGAACCTCACCGTGGAAGTGGGGCGCACCGATGGCTAAGTGCAAGGTGAAGTTCGAGTGGAAGGGCTGGAAGCGCGGCGGCTATGCCGAGGTTATGAACTCAGGCGCGGTGCAAACGCTTCTTAAGAAGAAGGCAGACGCCGCAGCGGCATCGTGCAACTCGTCCTTCTCCCGGCACCCCGGCGAGGGTGCCGGCTACATAGTCCGCAAGTTCAAGGGCAAGCTCGCAAACGGCTTCGTGGTTACCACGGCGACTCCGCACGCCCATGCGAGCGAGCGCAAGCACAACCGCCTCAGATCCATGTTCGGAGGCGGTGAGTGATGGACGTGGAGCGCATGGTGGCGCAGCGGCTCATGGACGAGACCGGCATCGAGGCCGTGCTCGACGTACCAGCTGACAGGCCCAGCGAGTTCATATCGGTGTCGCAGACCGGATCTAGCCGCAGCGGCTGCATCAACCGTGTGCAGCTCGTGGCGCAGTCATGGGCGAAGACCCGCAGACGCGCCGCAGAGATCGCCGAAGCCGTGGAGCACGCAGTGCCGAGTCTCATGGACGAGGAGTGCGTGTTCGAGGCCACGTGCGGAGACACGTACCGCTGGGACGACCCAGACAGCCGCCAGCGCCGATACCAGACCAACGTAAACGTAACCATTTGCGAATAGGAGCCGACATGGCACTTTTCAAGAAAAACGAGACCAAGAACGTCTCGTCCACCAAGGGCGTGAAGGGCGGATACATCTTCGTGGCTCCGACCGGCACCACCCTCCCCACAGACATCAAGACCAATCTCGCCGAAGCCTTCCTCAATCTCGGCTTCATCTCCGAGGACGGCTACACCGAGTCCGAGGAGACCGACGCCAACGAGCTGAAGGATATGAACGGCGACCTCATGGACTCCGCCACGACCTCGCGCGTGGAGTCTGCGAAGCTCACGCTCGCAGAGATCAAGGCGCAAACACTCAAGGTCATGTATGGCGCCGAAAACGTGACCGACCTCGATGGCGTTATCACCGTCGAGCACAACGGCAACAAGGACGAGGCGTGGTCGATCGTGCTCGAACTCGTGCTCAAGAACGGTCGCCGCTGGCGCAAGGTCGTGCCCTCCGCCAAGTTATCCGAGCTTGACGACCTCAAGCTCGCGGTGAGCGAGATCGCCGGGCGTCAGATCACGCTCAAGTACCTGGTCGATAGCGACGGAAACACCTGCTACGACTACATCGAGTCGACCGAAACCGCCAGCGCCTAGGAGGAATGCAGATGACCGAGATCAAGTTTTCCGTCGACGGCGTTGACGGCGAGTTCGCCGCAGACCTCGACGAGTTGAAGTCCTACAAGACTGTGAAGCAGTTCGCCCGAAGCGAAACCGACCCAGCGGGGATGATGGACGCCATGGAGCGCATCTTCATGGGCCGCGACGAGGAGTACATCGAAGCGCTCGGAGGCACCTCCTACGACATGCGCCGCCTGTGCGACGCGGCATTCGAGGCTGCAAAGGCAAAAAACTAATAGGCTTCGCCAGCGACCTCGAGAACAGGCGCGGCGAAGCGATAGCAGACTTCCAGCAGTTCTACGGCATAGCCCTGCCATTGGATGGAGCGCCCGAAGACCTCGATCGGATGGCGCTTCTCTGGCAGCACCTCCCCGACAACTCGCGCCTCGCCAAGGCGCAGTACCCGCAACTCAGGTGGAGCACGACCGACTACATGCTCTGGCGTATCGAGCACCAGCTTCGGTGCATCGCCTGGGGCATGGCCGACAAGAAGGACAGGAGCGCGGAGCCTCCCGAGCCTATCAAGACGCCGGCGCAGCTCGCAGAGCTTGAGCGCCACCGCGCGAACGCGCTGGAAGCCAAGGAAGAGATAGACAAGATCCTGGGGATAGGAGGGGAAGATGGCGACTAGTGTCGGGTCGGCCTATGTGTCCTTGATGCCGTCGATGGATGGCTTCGCGAGCAAAATCGGCAAGGAGTTCGGCAGCCAGGGCAACGCCGCAGGCAAGGCCTTCGGCGACTCCATGACCGTCGGCATCGACGGCGGGGCCAAGAAGTCCTCGGGCATCCTGACAGGGCTTGGAACCGTAGCCAAGGGCGTCGCCACTGCGGCGGTGGCCGGGTTCACAGCGCTCACAGGGGCCGTGACCGCGATTGGCGGCGCGGCCCTTTCCGCATATGCAGACTACGAACAGCTGGTTGGCGGCGTCGACACCCTGTTCGGCTCCGCGTCGCAGACACTGCAAGGTTATGCCGCAGAGGCATACAAGACATGCGGAATGTCCGCCAACCAGTACATGACGCAGGCCACGAGCTTCGCGGCCTCGCTCGTCTCGTCGTGCAGCGGCGATGTCGCCAAGGCGGCTGACTACGCGAACATGGCCATGGGCGACATGTCGGACAACGTGAACAAGATGGGTTCCGACATGACAGACGTGCAGAACGCCTACCAAGGCTTTGCGAAGCAGAACTACACGATGTTGGACAACTTGAAGCTCGGCTACGGCGGCACGCAGGCTGAGATGAAGCGCCTTATCGCCGATGCCAACAAGCTGCGCCAGGAGCAGGGCAAGAACGCCGACCTCACGATCGACAGCTATGCCGATGTGGTCGAGGCCATCCATACCGTGCAGGAGAACATGGGCATCACCGGCACCACCGCCAAGGAGGCCGCTACCACGATCAGCGGCTCCATCGGCATGGCGAAGGCCGCGTGGGAGAACTTCATCACCGGACTCGGGCGCGACGACGTCGACTTCTCGCAGCTCACGCAGCAGCTGCTTGAGTCGATCGGCGCGGTAGCTACGAACGTGGCTCCGAGGGTTGCGCAGATCGGCAAGGGAATCGTCGAGGCGTTCCCGGTTGTGCTGTCTGGCCTTGGCCCAGTCCTTGGCCCAGTGCTCTCGGAAGCGCTCGCGACTGCTTGGAACATCGCCGTAGGAGCCTTGGCTGAGCTTGGCATACAGCTGCCGACAGTCGACGCTTCCCAGATAACGGGGGCGTTCCAAGCGATCGCCGACGCTGCGGCATCCGTCGTAGGCACGTGCAAGTCCGCTTTCGGGAAGCTTGGCGAGCAGATACCGGGCATCTGGGACACCATCGTCTCGACTATTGGCGGAGCCGTGACGACGATCATCTCGGCGGTGTCGCCGTTCGTGACGTACTTTGCATCGCAGATGCTGCCCGCCATCGCGTCATTTGCATCTGGCGCAGTCGGCGCGTTCAGCGCCGTGCGGCCTGTCATAGAGCAGCTTGGCTCGACGCTGCTGAACGTCGGCCAGGCCATCCTGCCCGTGCTACACAACGCCTTCGCGATGATCGTCCCGATCATTTCGCAGGTCATCGGCGTCGCCATGCAGCTTTTCGCTGCGGTAAGCCCGCTCGTGTCGCAGGTGGGCGCTGCGCTCATGCCGGCAATCACGTCTATCGGCACGGCGCTCGCAAACCTCGCCAACGCCGTGCTGCCGATATTGGCTAGCGGCATGCAGATAGTGCTCTCCGTGGCTCAGATGCTCATACCGGTAATCCAGACAGTGCTGTCTGTAGTTGGTTCAATCGTGTCCGTCGTGATAACGGTGGCAAGCCAGGTGATCTCGGTCGTGGTAAACGCCGCATCCGTCGTAGCCTCGGCCATTGGCCTCGTCATGTCGGTCGTGAGCGGCCTCGTGACTGCGGTTACCACGTTCATCGGCTCGATCGTATCCGTTGTCGGCGGCGGGATAGCTACCGTGGTCGCCGCCGTTTCAGGCGGCGTGAACGCGGTAGTGGCGTTCGTCGGCTCGCTGGTGTCCTCAGCGCTCTCGCTCGTGTCCGGCCTCGTCTCCTCGATCGCCGGGTACTTCTCGACCATGGTGTCTACGATGGCGAACGCGGCGCAGCAGGTGTACGCGGCAGTGACGGGTGCCTTCTCGGCGCTCGTCGGCGCTGTGTCTGGCCATATCGGGAGCCTCATGAACACCATTTCCAGCATCCCCGGCCAGGTAATGGGCTTCTTCGCAGGCGCTGGGTCGTGGCTCGTCGGTTCCGGTCGCGCGTTGATCAACGGCTTCACGCAGGGCATCCAGAACGCAATCGGCGGCGCCCTTTCCGCCGTGTCCGGCGCCGTCTCGCAGATCCGCTCGTTCTTCCCGTTCTCGCCCGCAAAGCGCGGCCCATTCAGCGGCCACGGTTATACAACCTACTCGGGCAAGGCGCTCATGGAGGGATGGGCCGAGGGCATCGGCAGCGGCACGGGGGCGGTCAACTCCGCCATCACGTCGGCGCTAGCCTCCGCGAGCTCGCTTATCGGCTCC